TGTTGTAGCCACTTAGGGAGATATTCATATGCGAGGGTAATTTTGCCTAGAAGTTCTCTAGCCAATGAGCCTTTGTTAGCAAGAATAGCCACATTCTGCTGGTCTTTGAAAAGAATTTCGTGTAGAATATATGCTGTTGTCGTGGTAGATTTGCCCGACTGCCTAGGCAGTTTGCATATCGAAAATCTGTTTGCGCTAAAGGTGCGAACCATCTCTTCTTGAAAATCATACATTTCAAAAGGTATAAGACCCTTGTCTACGTTTACAATCTTTACATATTGTCTTGCAAAATAGACTGGATCTTTCATACACTTCAGATATTCTTCTACCTGATCTTTTGTAAATTCTACAGGTACATCCGCTTTTTTAAGATTTGGATTACCTAGATAGGTCTCAGCCATTCAAATTCACAAACTCACGATTTTTTAGATGAGCCTCTTTTATATTATCTTTAGACTGGCCATAGTAAGGAACTGCATGATATTTCTCAATCATATATTCATTGACTGTTTGATCAGCATAATTTGTAGTTCTTCTAAGTGATCCTAGAATACGACCAAATTTACCCTTTGCATCATATTCATTACATTCAAGAATCATCCATTCATCATCACACATGCCTTTTAGAAATTCTTTGGCAGCCAAGCCATAGACCTTTTCTTCTTTATCTCTAGTGCGTGATTCGGGAGTGTCGATACCGTAAAGACGAACTCTCTCATCTTTTAGCCAAATGCCAAAACCAAGATCCAGATCAATGTCAACTGTATCACCGTCAATAACTTTTACAACTTTACATCTATATGAATACATCATCTTACCTATTTACTGTGTGGTGGCATCTTTGATTCTATAAACCAGACATGCTGCCTTTTGCCTGGATGATATTTTCTCATACGCAACTTTACACCATTGCGAATCTGATTCATTGTTTTTGGATGTACAAAATGATAACTAGCATTTGCTCTTTGTTCGCCTTCAGGAATCATCCATACTTTATCATTACGATTTTTCTTTGCCATTATCTTGCTTTACCTTGTCCACGGTATTTCTTATAACTTGCTCTCTTTTTCTTATTCATCTTGGTAAGAGAGAGCATACCTCTACCGATTGATGTTTTTACTTTTGTGGGTTCCCATGCTTTGGTTGTACCCATCATACTTTTAGCCATCTTCATTTCTCCCATTAACTAATTTTTGCAATTCGGCAGTGCTACCAACAAACAAAGCGTTTGTTACGTTCTGCGGTTTTTCTGCCTCTTCAGTTTTTTTCAAGTCTTTGACCTTCTTCTGTATATCTAGCAGGTCTTTATTTGCATCAACTAGAGTTTTAGTGAGTTGAGATACCACTTCAAACGCTCTAGGATGCTCACTGGCTTTAGCCAATTCTATAAGTGTGTCGAGAGCCTCCGAGCCTTTCTCTATAACACCGTACAGATTTTCTCTAGCATATTTGTAGTCTAAATCTATATCTTGAGTATCAGTTTTGGCAAGTTCAGAAAGAATTTCTTTATCTCTTTCCATAATATCTTCCATCACTTCAAACTGACTTTCAACATTCAATGTTTTGTCTAGTCCGTCAGCAACATTATTTTTCATTTTATCTTATAACCGTTGAGAAGTTATTCCCTGTAAAAAAGTTTTCAGTATCAAATGCAAAGCCATAAGCAGAGTTAGCATTAATTTGGCTTCTGTCTACGCTTGCCGCTGAATTTGCAGTAGCAACACCAGCCGCAGTTTGCCCTGGTGTAAGTGTGATACGCTCTTGTTCAAAGTCTGTTGTGCTTACAAGTGTATTACTACTAGGAATGTGAAAGTCAACCTTAGTTCTTGTGATGACCCCTTTATTTGTCACAGGCCCATAAATATAACCTTTGACTGTGAAATTGAAAGTATAGATGATAGCCCTACGACTTTGAAAGTCTGCTTCATATGTATCTTCAATCGTCATGCCCTGCAATACTGTAGGCACGTCAACATAGACACCTAGAGATGGTACAATCTTGACTGAGTTTGTCCACTCTGGGCGAAAGTAAGGCAAAATCTGTTCTACGACTTGTACAGCATCTTCTTGATTTGCAAACATGCCGTATAGTGACATATCAATATTGTATGGCGCTGGCGCCCAACCAGACCGCAAAGAATTATTGCCAGACCCAACAGACGTTAGACGATTTTGTCTGTTCATTTGTCTTGTAGAATCGTAATTAAATCCAGTGATTTCAAACGCAAGTCTAGGTAATACTACTGCGACTTCTCTTGTGATATCTGGGTTTTGTCTAAGTCTTGCAAGAAACTTTTCTTTAGGACCATATGCAATAGGCACACGGAGAGTCTGTGTAGCATCACCAGCATTATTATAGCGAGTTACATCTATATCATTGAACATATTACCGAACATGATGATATACTTACGAATAGCACTATGATAGTCACTGTTACCAAACATTACCAGTCACTCCCTTCACTGAACGGATTTTGTTCAGAGAAATCAAGAAATGCTCCGAGTGATCCTGATGATGTTGTTTCAGTTTGAATATATTCGTTATTTGCTGTAGTGGCAATAGAATCTATTCTGTAATCTTCTGCTACCATAGCATCGCCAGTTTCAAAAACGAGGACATTGCCCGCTTCATCTAAGATGCTAAAGTCTTGCATTACTGTTGAATGTGTTGTCTGAATATCATCAATGACATCAATACCAGTGTCAAGTTCTTCATGTGAATATTCAAACAATTCACACTTCAGATCATACATTGCAAGTTCGCCCATCTGATAGAAAACAGATTCGTCCTCTACGAATTTGATCTCAAACAGGCCTCCCGTGAGTGGTAGGTATATAAGATCGCCTTCTAGAGGTCTTGTTGCTTCATCGCCATCTTCTTGTGCAATCATATCTTTGGCAATCATTTCATCGCCAAATCTTCTCTTTGAGATAGTGAATGTGATTTCGTCACGAATCTCTACATTAAATTTTGAAAGAAAGTCGCCTTCCCCCTCAAAGCCTTCAACATTTTTGATATACATTTCTAATTCATAGGCATCATCAAACTTTGATAGAACATCTTCGCCAAAAAGATTATCTTCTTTTATGAGTGTTCTAGGAATATAAAAGCAATCATAGCCATACATCTTGATAGACTCAATAATCAAGTCCTCAATTAATGTTTGCTGGCCTAGATGACCAAAATTGTTAAAGAAGAGATTTGTTGCCATTTATCACTATCCGATCATATCCATTACAGGCATAGAGAACTTAGAAACGATTTCTTCTTCTAGTCTCTTGATTTCTTCATCTGCTTCAGACCAGATTTGCTGGCCATTAAATGTTATACCACCGGGAAGTTGCATGCCCTCAAACTTCTTCATGTTCTCGCCCCATTGACGCTTGAAGAGTTGTGTGCAATATTGTCTTAGCCAGTAGTCACCCCATACCTGCGTATATGTATTAGGGTCAATAACACGATATGCTTCAACGATTAGATATTCTCCTTCGGTCACTCTTGTTTCCCAGTCCATATCAATAAACAGTCTATCCATATGTCTTGAAAAGCGTAGTGGTTGCTTTCCAACAAAAATTTCTTCCATTAGAGCAATTCGCTCCATAGATGACACATAGTTTTGGAATTGTCCGTGGGCGAAATCGTATATTTCGTTGAGTGTGATCTGATATCTTAAATTAAATAGGTTGTTTGAATTAAGTCCTGTACCAACAGGAAATAAATTTATGATGCCAGTGATTGTAGTTGGAATTGAAATATATTCATTTGTGATATCTGATGCAGTGACTTGATGCTTTAGAAATGTTCTCTCTGTGCCATCAAAATGATAGTCACGATAAAACTCTAGGGCATCATCAATGCGATCCTGCATCTGATCTTCATCAACATTAATTTCAACTACCGGCGAACCTAGCCTGCGTAAGCAGTAATTTTTTAGTTCTGTGCGTGAACGTGGATTTGCCATAGTAATAGTTCCAGAATAGTTGGTTTCTTATACTATTTATAATATCTGAACTACAGCCTTTTATTTAAATTTAGGCCCTTCAATCCAAGATACTAGGGAACGCCTTACACCTTTTGTTACGGGTGTAACACGATGAGGAAGAAATGATGGAAAAAGAAAAACAGAACCCTTAGTTCTAAATCCCTCAGGTTGAGGATATTGTCTGTCTAACTCAAAATCTCCACCTTCATACTCTGAAGGATCAGTAAGTTGTATAACTATGCTCAATTTTCTATCTGTCATTCTTGGATTTGCCCAAAAAGTATCAATATGCCAGTCATATTTTCCCTGACTAACCGCTTCATATTTTGTATATTGAATATCACGAATAAGAGAAATATCAAAACCAAACGCATTTCTATTTCCCTCACATGCATATTCCCAAATCATTTCTGAGATGAATTTGCTATTGGGTCTCTGTCTATCAATCCATCTGACTTCACTACTTCTAAACTTGTCTTTATCATTATCTGTAGAACCGTCAAATCCTATATTTGCTATCTCTGATGGATATGTTTCACATTCTTTAATTATTGAATCTATTCCAGAATCAGAAATAGCACCTTGCCAAAACTGCCATAGTTGAATCATACTTTTTTTCCTTACATCATGTTATATAGTATATATACAAAAAGTGGCGATCTATTTCTAGACCGCCACTTCACACTTAATTAGTTTATAATATATTACTTTTTGTCAATTTTATTCGCCCTTGAGTGTTTTAATCTCTTCTTTTAGAGCGGCGATTTCATTAGACATTGTTTTGATGGCCTCAATTGTAAGAGCGTGTAGTGAGTCATATTTTACTGTTAAGTAAGGATCTTCACCATCAGCAAGGCTTTTAACTTCTTTGACTGCTTGTGGTAGAACTTTTTCAACATCCTGTGCAATGACACCAGCAGATTTATGACCGTTTTTCTTCCAGCTAAACTCAACACCACGAAGTTGATGAATTTTTTCAACAGCATTTTCAACAACTTCAATATTTTCTTTGAGTTTTTCGTCTGAAGAAATAGCTGTTGATTCTGAAACAACGTCACCATCGACTTGAAGATCACCATCACTCTCAAGACGCATATCTTCACCGTTTGCAACATAGAAACGCATAAGTTGGTTGCCATCATCAAAGTGAATATATTCATGCCCATTACCAACATAAACATCAGTAGAGGCGCCATGTCTTTGATCGGCTGCAAGACCTACAGTATCAGCCGCAACAGAAATACCTGTTCCAGCACCGACATTGAGTGTTGACGTTCCGCTAGATGTAACCGTTCCACCACCAGTCAAACCATTACCAGCACTGACTGTGTGTGATGTCACAGTACCAGTAGTTGTTGAAAAATTAGCATCGTTGTTGAAGCCAGAAATGTTGATATTCGCTTTAGTAAGTTTCTTTTGTGCGTTTGAACTATCAACAACTGCAAAGAAGTCTCCATCCCCATTTGAAGTGGATGTAGTTAGTTCTGAAAGATCAACAGCGACAGTTGGAGTTGCACCCTCACCTGCGCCACCTACATCAATCAAAGCTCCCGCTGTTAGTGAAGCAACATAGTTACCGCTTGTATCAGTACCAAGAACTACATCGTTATTGTAGGTAGTAGAGATAGAAACTGCATTAGCAGAGAATGATGCTGTACCAGTAACATCACCAGTCAAAGTCACAGATGCAGTAGCACCTAGTTTCTGACCAATGTTCGTTGCGACTGTTGTTGAGAATGAAGCATCGTCACCAAGAGCGGCAGCAAGTTCATTCAATGTGTCTAGTGCGGCTGGCGCAGAATCTACGATATTTGCTACAGCGGTATCAACATATGTCTTACTTGCGGCATCTGTTGCGGCAGATACAGTATCAACACCTTGAATACGACCTGTGCCCGATAGAGTAATATCACCACCACCAACTGTCAAGTCGCCAGCAAGTGTGATATTGTCAGTAAGTTTGTTGCCATCAACTGAGTCGTTGGCAATTGTTGTTGCTACTGATACTGCATTAGTAGAAAATGCTGTGGCCGATGCTGTTACATCGCCTGTTAGTGCTACTGTAGCACCAGCACCAAGTCTAGCATTAGCAAGAGCTACAGTGTTAGCAACCTGCATCCGATCATTTACAAGTGTATTTGTGTTAGCGACTTGCATACGATCATTTACAAGTGTATTTGT